GGGGAAGAACCATGCCCTTACGGGCAATGGCGAGCGCCTAAGGGGCCCCGTACAAGTAATACGGGGTCCATGTAGTGCGCACCGACCATCGTGGTCGGGCCTGGCAAACATGCCGGCCCTGCCACTTTGGAATTACCGAAACGCCCTCGTCCAGATCCTTATGGACTGAAGAGAGCTCATCAGAAAGGACACTAGTACCATGTAGATACTTAGCATACGGCGGTGTAAACCGCTCACAATCTGACTCGGCCCGGCTGCAAAACCAATGCGTTAGCGCAGCATCGGCATCGAACTGTTCGGGGTAACTATCCCCTGAGAGCTCTTTGCCATATCGCTTAGAATTCGGAATGGATTTAACCATATTAACCCGAACAATGCGGCTGCGTGGGGAATCACCTGTAACCAAGGATGTTATGTCCTCGGGGTCGGTTCCTCCCCATAGCTTGGCGTTGACCTGTTTTGACCATTTCTGGTGGAACAGGGCCGCTTCTCGCGTCAGAAAATACTTACCATGTGGGCAAGCATCCCATTGCAATAGGCGGTTCAGCAGCCGGATGACGTCAGTCACCCGGCGTACGGGCTCCCTTACATAGAAAGGAGTAACTTCCATCGAATCATGATAATGCTTACCACAACTCTCCCTAAACAATCCTCGCCAGTTTGACTTCTTGGGGTTAACCTTGAAGCCATACCATGCGAAAACCCGGATCAACCGGGGAATCATCTTGGAAGGAGCTATGATGTCATCACCATAAACACTGATCTTGCCCTTTGTGCCGGTCAGCCATGCTATCGCCCTCGTAAGGGCGTAAAACAGCAGGCTTTCCAGTTCGAACGTGAACCCGTTACCCATACTGCTAAACATTTGCAGCTGGTGCACGGATCCGTCCGGTAGTATCGTGCTCTTGACCCGAAGGTCATTTAATAGCACGAACCACTCAGGGGGTAACCAATTCACGACGAGTTGTTCAGTTATACTGTCACTCGCCGCAGACAGGTCTACAGTCGCTAAGCCCAACTTTAAGGCATCGCGAGCCAGACGCTGGTTCACGCCCTGATCTCTCAGGTCGATCCCCACGCGCTTTAAGGACGTTCGGATATGTTTACCGAGTGCCCTCTGTAGGATCATGTTGACTTCAGGCTCTTTACAAGCCGAGCGGTCAATAGTGCTGTTCTTAGGAACGGTGAAGTACACACTCGATTCCTGCACGTCTAGCGGAAGATTTCGCAGACGTCGGATGCCAAGGGTAGAAATACCCCAATGGCCCATTGCAGTCGTCGATACATGTGCTTTTCCTTTGCACTTCTCAATTGCAGCTGTCACGCTGCGACCAACCCTAGTACTGGCCCCGTTAGAAAACCGCGATCCCTCAAAAACTATGGGATACGGTACGGGACCGAGTATGTCGGCAATGATATGGCGAACTTTCTCGTCAATAATATCAGAGTCAGTCCACCCGAAGTCACAGGCTCCCTCGAAAGAAAGCCTGAAGTTTGTCTTCGCGTTGGTCATTTCCGCAGCCTGCCATTTCAGCAGAGCCGCGTCGCTACGTTCATCGGATGATACCTCCGTTTCGTCCCTATATTTAGAAAGGAACTCCATGGAAAGATAGGCCTCTTTAAAGGATGAGGCCCGGATACCGAAGGACTTTTCCAAGTCCGCATTGACCTTGAGCTGCTCTACAAGTTGAGCAAGTTCTTTCTCAAAGGTCATTCCGATGTGTGCCGGCAAGTAGTTTGCATCCCTATACCGGGGTGTGCGTTTCTTCGCCATAGCTCAGTGTCTCCTATAGAAGATTCAACCGCAGCGCGTCATTGCGCTGCAGGTAGTCCGTTAGACTCTATTAGCTCCCGAGTGAACTCAAAGATAGTTCGTTCACCCGGCTGTGTGATGATGATCATCGCCAGAAGGGCAATAACCGCTAATACGAGTGGATGGTTGGACGTGAAAGAGGCGGGTATCAAGCATAGAAGCTTGATAAAGAACCCCCGCACCTTACCACAGGCCTTCCAAATCTTCAAACAACGCCTTAACAGTGGCGTCATCCAACAGATTGGCCGCAAGGCCACGAATAACCTTTCGGTTATCTGTTGTAGAAGATGAACCGAAGTTACCTTCGATTCTGATATGGTTAGTGTCTACGACACTTTCCACACTGACTCCGTTAATCGTCTCAGTGACGGTCACGGGCACAGAGAGCGACAGCACCGGGCGCAAACGCGCCTTACTGCGGTCGACGGTCTTGAGGGACAGTTTATTATCCCCTATGATTGTACCATCGGACTCATAAAGAGTACCAACAGTCACAGCACCTTGCACGGGAAAGTTTCCGCGCTCGAATGTGTGCGAGACGGGGGTGTCAAGCCCATCGTTGACGGTGATTGAGGTAAGTTGAGGCATATCATCCTCTCCTTTGTTGCGCAAGTGCGAGTAAACTCACAAGCTTGCTTAGGTTAAGGTTTAGGCTTACGCCTATACCAGGAGATGGCCAGTCAGCGCTCGGAAAGCGCTGATGAGCCTTGCTTTGACACGTCCAGCTAGGGGGTTCACCCTCATAGCCATTGACCGGGTAGTAGTGATCTTTTATACTATGCCCGTGAGAACGTGTGAAGTGTGTCTCGTATCCAGTAGTGAAGGTTAACCCATGATGGGCACCTAAACCAGAAAGGAAGTCGCCGACTGATACAAACCAATCGATCACGAAACTAAGGGGGAGTAATTCCCAGGCTACCGCTAAAGGGTTAGTTAGACCCAAGGCACTAAGGCCGGCAATACGCTCATCGGAGACTCGGTACTTCAAACCGATCTCTACTCCTACAGTCGCTGTACCAGTTACCTCGTACCGCGTCGTCGAGTGGGATGATAAGTCCCTATCTTCAACGTGCACGACACGCACTTCGCCCAAAGTGGGACGAGAAAATGCGTGTTGGATTGACTGAGACATGTTGTAAATATCAGAAAGGAGGGGTTTCCACCCATACTGATACTCTAACCAACGATTATGAAGCTCCCCACCGGGGAGGCCCATAACGGAATCTTTGCTAGACAGTACGTCAGCAATATTCCCGCCACCGAGATCCTTCTTTCGAAGAATCCGTTTTCCTCTCACCTTAGCTAGGCCAAGGTAAAAGGCGGCATCGCCCACTTTCCCTTTCCGCAACGCGTTTAACGCACGGATTAGGTTAATGGTGGTATCCCGCATTAGTTTGCCAGTTTCACCTAGCTCACCAATGGAGACACCAAGGTCAACATCACTACTGTTCAATTGAGACAAGGCCCTGTTACGGGCCGTCGCCACTACCTCCTGTGGTACATTCGGGTATCCACCCGTTTTAATGTACGGCCGAACCAGACTAACGGTCGGCCAACCCACCTTCCCTTCGTAAGAAGACGTGGAAGTTGTATGCCACGCACCATTGCAGAATTCCAGCGAGGGTATCTTATGACCCTCTACGGAACCGCCTTGGCAGCGATAATCATACGCGCGGTTAGGAGTTGCGTTCACGTGGTTACCTATGACAAGGTTACTTCGTGCCGCACGCCGGAAACCCGGCTTGGTAGATTGAACAGAATACACATGATCCTCCGCGCAAGCGGAGTGCGAGGTCCAAACTAAGGACCCGTGCTGATCAGTTGCGACTATGTCGCGCATAAGGAACTCTCCTTCCGTTATTTCAAACGGACGGAGGGCCAGAGCCATCTTTCGATAGGCTCGCGGGCCAAGGCCCGTCCTGCTACACGTAGCCCACGTAGATCACTTCGGAAAGAACGATTTAATTCGTCCTCAAGGAAGGTCTTCGTACGTAAGCAGCAGCCCCCTTCT